GAATTACTCATTGTCTATTATATAACCACATACAAAAACGCCTTAATATTAATGTTAATTTTCTATAACAGTTTTTTTCTTTATTAATATTATTTTTCATAAATTTAATACGTTCGGCTTTTTTCAATTTTTCAATATTCTCTTCACTCAAAGTGCTATCGGTTGAGTTTTGGCTACTTCTGATCATATATACTATATATTTATAAAATATACTAACAAAATTATTTTTACAGATAATTAAAATTATTTTGTTAGTATATATTAAATGAACTTTTTAGAGACATGTTGTTATGATATGATACAAACCCCTATTCCAGTTTGGGAACATATATTGGAACTATTCCCATTAAATGCAGATGATATATTTTTTGAACCATTTAAAGGTGACGGTAATTTATATGAACTTATAAATTGTCAAAAAGAATGGTGTGAACTTATATTACAAAAAGATATATTCGATTATGATTTTAAAAATAGTAAAGTAACAAAACTCTATACAAATCCGCCTTTTAAAGCCATGATTGGTAATGGCGACAGCAGAAAATATAAAAATTGTGTTTTTTATTTTTTGGAAAAGTTTATTATTGAATTACCATTATTAAAAGAAATTGGTTTTTTGATAAATGCAAAATCATTTCAATCATTTACTCCAAAACGACTAACAAAATTGAATAAATTAGGTTTTTATATTCATAATGTTGTTTGTTTGAATATTCAAAAATGGTATGGTTTATATTATTTTATTTTATTTAAAAAAGGACAAAATGATTTATTTGTGCCTATTTGGAAGTATTTTTAATATTTAGTAATTTATATATGGACGAAATAAAACAAAGTAAAAGCATTTATTTTAAGGATGGTAAATTTGATTTCGCAAAATACCGTCTAATAAATAAGGAAAAAATTGATGAGCGTATGACTAAATATAGAGAGGTTAATAAGGAGCTAATAAATAATAAAAATATAGCATATTATCACGCAAATAAAGAAGAAATAAATGCTAAACGAAGAGCAAAATACCATGAAGCTAAAAATCTATTATATAATTCATAATAACCCTTTTTTAAATAAAATAAAATAAAAAGGGCTACCCCAAAAAAGGAGGGTTCATAAGGGAACCTAGGTTCCCTATAATATAATTATTTGTTAGTTAATTTATCTTTAGCAAATATATGTTTGCTATGGAGAAATCAAAAAAGCTAGGCGAAATTAGGTTTTGCCGTATATGCAACAAATGTATTGAAGAAGCTAAATATATTATTACGGTAGATGGTTATAAACACCGATATTATCACAATGAATGTTATAAATATTTATATGAGAGATTTTTATCTAATAAATAGTTTGTTTTAGGCAAATTAAAATCTTAACAGATATTATATGGATTGTTATATTTGTTCAGAAGTTGCCGACAAAAATATTCCTCTTTTACAATGCGGCCACTACGTTTGTTCCAATTGTTATTGCAGTTTAAAGTTTTATAAAATGAATAATTGTTCTGTTTGTTCTAAAAAATTAATTAGAGGAGCAAAAAAAAATACAATAAAAAACAATTTAAAGAAATAATTATATTTACAGATAGTATAGGAATAAATGCCAAACACAGAAGCCAAAAAGAAATCAAGACAGAAATGGATTGAAAATAATTATCAATTCAATTTAGATCTACATAATGTTTATTCTAAAGCATATTACATGGAACATCGTGATGAAGTCTTAGCTAAAAAAAAGGAATATTACCAAAAGAAAAAGGTTGAAATTTTAGAAAAGATGAAAGAGAAATACCAACAAAAAAAGGCCGCCGTCGAAGCTATAACTTTAGGAGAAATTTAATTAATTATTAAATATATTTAGAAAAAACAATTTAAATATATTTTTATCTTTAGAGATATATATAGGAATGTCCGTAAATATTCGCAATGATTGGAATGGAAATAGTTATGATACTATTACAACTGCTGCATTTGTTAGTAGAATTGAAAAGAAGATACCTACATACGAAGTAATAAGTGATATAATTAGATATAACTTCGATGTTGATGCTTATTGTAAAAAAGAAGATTATGATCATGATACTGCTCAATGGTTAGAAACAAAATGTATTGAATATATTACTGATGCTCTCACTAAACAAACTAACAAAAAGCCTAATATTGCAGTAGCTACATCACACACAAATAATTATGACGATACTCGAGCAAAATATTCATTTAGATTTTATGTTACTAACATGCAAGACAATAGAAATAATATGAAGTCATTTGTTGAGAATTTAAATAAAGCTATAAATAAAATGACTGTTGATAATGTTAGTGATGTAATTGAAATAGACAAATTATTTGACGAGAGCATATATTCACCACTAAAAAAAATGAGATGTATTAATACTAGCAAACCAAACCAAGACAGACCACTTATTCTTAAAAATGGTTCTATAGAAGACACTATACTAACAAAAACTGATGACTGTCATGACGTCAATTATTGTGTTACACAAGTGCCTACTCCAAAATCAGCCAGCATTAGTCTTACAGATACGCCCCCAAATAAAATCACTCAATTGTTAGATATGATTGAAATTAATTGCCACGATAGACAAACGTGGCTGCGTGTATGTGCGTGTATAAAACATAATGGGCTTACAGATAACGAATGGCAGCGATTTTGCTCGAATAATAATTTGAATATGGATGAAGAAAAAATAAATTTATTTTACAATTTAAAAAATCCGCATCCAATTGAGATACATTATTTGCAATCATTGGCTAAAAAAAGCGATCCAAATAAATATAAAGAATGGCTTAAAGAATGGAACATTTATGGTATCACATATAATGAAGTAATTGAACCTTATGCGTGTGCTTTAAAATTAAAAAACACATTAAATACAACTCTTAAATTGTGTAAAGAAAATTGGTATATGCTTACAGATAAGCAATTATGGAAAAAACAAAAAGAACCTACATTTTACATTATACAAGAAATTCACAAATATTTAGATTTTGAAAAAGATAGTTTAAACCGTAAATCATCACAAGCTGAAGGAGAAGAAAAGAAGGCACTTATTACACAATTAGAAAATTGGTTAAAACTATATTCCGCAATTACCAAAAGTGGCTATTTGTCTGTGCTAACAAAAACACTAAGAGCATTATTAGCAGACGATGAATTTGAAAGCAAATTAGATAATAACAAAGGCAAATTAGCCTTTAAAAATGGTATAATGGATTTGCAGACAAAACAATTTCGGGAAGGTATTATGTGGGATGATTTCATTACAGATACCATTCCCTATAATTATAATTCATCATCGAGTGATTTTATAAAATCCGTGTTGCTTAAAATTCTCAATAATAATGAGGATCATTTAGATTATTATTTGTCACTTATTGGCTACTCGTTTATTGGTGATGCTAATTTGGAAAAAAGCATTTATTTTATGATTGATAAAACCGAGGATTGTAAGGGTGATAATGGTAAAACATTCTTTTTTGATATTTTAAATGATTTGTTACCGAATTATGTGTATAAATCTAAATCTACATTTATTTTAAAGAAAAATCCAAAAGCACATAAACAATTAGCTGAGATGAAAGGTAAGCGTTTAGTTTGGTTGGAAGAATTACCAAAAGATGAAACTAACAGCGAATTGATTAAAGAAATTGCAGATGGTAAAACTACCGAAAATGAAGTAATGTTTGGAACTAGTGAAAAAATAATTATTATGTTTAAAGCATTTGTGCTGTCGAATAATATACCAAATATTAAGAGTGAGGATGAGGCGGTTTATAACCGTTACAAACAAGTATCTTTTAATTCCCATTTTGATAGAACGGGAATACGTAAGACTGAAAATGCTAGCAAATTAGAATTTATTGCTGACACAACATTATCTAATACCATTAAAGAGTTTTATAGAGATGAAATTTTTAATTTGATAATTGAGTACGCAAATAGATATTATACTAACAAAATTCCAAAAATACCACAGCAATTTGCTAATGATACAGATGAAACAAAAAATAAAAATAATAAATTCTTTGAGTGGTTTGCTGATAATTGTGAGAAAAATGAGGATGGAAAAGTAGCTCTAGATTTGTTAGTAACTCTTAGTAAATGTAAGAAAGAAGATGTTAAAAGTTTTATGAAGAAATTTGGTTACACTTATAATAGAGAATTAAAAGGTATTGGTAAGGATGAAAAAGGAAAATATTATAAAGGTGGCTATGAAGGTATAAGATTTAATGATTTGGATGAGGAAGATTAAACTGATTAATGATAATTTTTAAAATAATTATTATTAATGAAATACTTTGTTTTTACAGATAATAGTTTGTCCCATTGTCCCGTTTTTAGTGGTTTTTAAAAAGTCCTCCACGAAAACACAAAAATATTACATCCCTTTAAAAAGCGGGACAAACGGGACAATGGGACAATCCCATCTCTTTACAGATAGGCAATTGTCCAATTGTCCCGTTTTTACCACTTTTTAAAAAGTTCTCCACGAAAACACAAAAATATTACATCCCTTTAAAAAGCGGGACAAACGGGACAATGGGACAATCCCATTCCTTACAGATAAGCTATAAAAGAGTGGGTTTTGTTATTCCCACTTTTCCCCTTTCCCCCCTTTTATTCATAACTAACAACTGATCCAAATATTTAGGAATTTTAATTATCTTTATGTATTTCATGGAGACATCAGATGATTTTACCGAACGAATTATAAAAGACTTAGCTGAGAACGAGATACTAGAGACTAAAGAGGCTGATTTTACTCTTAAACCAAAAACAAAACCAAAGCGTAACGTGAGCATAAGCGATGAAGAAAGAAAAAGACGTTCAGAACAAGCTAATAAACTAAATGAAAAGAAAAGAGATCAAGGTGCTGAGCGTAAGGAAGTAATATTAACATTTAAAGAAAAAGAGCTGCAAGAGAAGCTAAAAGTTATAGAAGAAAAAAAGAAGGAAGTGAAGGCAAGAAGAAAAAAGGAGGAGGCACCAGTGCCTATTGCAGAGCCAAAATCCGAGCCTACAGTAGTGAAGGAGACAAAAGCTACTAACAAAAAGAAACCGAAGAAAGCCGTCAAGGTAGTAATTGAAACGTCGAGTGACAGCAGTGATTACTCGTCGTCGGGTGACAGTGGAAGCAGCGATGAAAGCGAAGTCATTTTTATTTCCAAGAAAAAGAAGCCTACAAAGGTGAAGGAGCAACCGATTACAAAACAGAAACACGAGCCCCCTACAGAAGCCCCGAAACCATTTCCCGCGATGGTCTTTAAGTTTGTTTAGAAATATATTATTTTTAGTTAAATCAATTTAAAGGCTATTTAAAAAAAAATTGAAATTTTTAAATCGCTATGAAATAAATGTATATTATACAAACAACCTACTAAAATGGCAACTAAGCGAAAAACAAAAAATATAGAATTTATAATAATTGATGAAAATGTAGTTGAAGAATTAAAACCACATATAAAAACAATTATCAAAGAAAAAAAAATGATTTATTGTGTTTGTTGTATGGTTATGAAAGAAGCGGATTGTTGCGGTGATGAGAAATGTTTTAAATGTAATAATATTATATGTAATGAGTGTAAATGTGAGTATATATTAGCAAATTTAAATAAAATAGAACACATAAAAGGTGAGGATATGTATGATGATGGTCATACAGTAATAAATTGTTTCATATGTAGAACTAAAATATATGTTAGTATTTAAATTATTCCGCTTTAAGTAGTTTTAATATATATTATTTTAGCCGCATATATTATGTACGAAATAAGCAAATATAGTTATGCCAAGGCAAAAGAATTAGGAGTGAAAATAAAGCCATCGACACATAAAGGTAAGAAAATAGATGTATATGATGCTAATAATAATTTTATCACTGCAATCGGCGACATTAGATACCGTGATTATCCAAATTATGTGTTAGAGCGTGGCAAAACGTATGCTGATAATAGAAAAAGATTATATAATTTAAGGCATGAAAAAGATAGCAAAGTTATTGGTAGTGCGGGGTTCTTCGCAAAAAATCTTCTTTGGTGATCACTTAAAAGCACAACTATAACATTTTTTATAGTCTTCATCACATTTTTTTCCACAATCATCACAAATACCGATCCTACATTTATTACATCTATTTACCTTTCTATTTTTATGCGGCTCCTCACAAATTTCACATGTCTTACCACATTTCTCAATAAATCTTTTAATGCAACAATTTCCCAATACTAATATTTCATCTCCATTTGTTATATAGCAATTTTCAATAATAGCGTGTCCGCAAATACATTCATATACTTTATTGGGTAATTCCTCTCCTTTACAACATAATTTAAAATTACTTAGATGTCTTCCTCTATTTCCTCCACAATATTTCCAATTTACCATTTCGTCATATGCTAAATTATATTCTTTTAATCCCTTAATAAATCTATTTGTTAGTTCAACCGATGGCATTTTAGCTGTCATTTCTATATTTATTATATAAATTATCTAATATTTTAATTTCAATTTTATTTAAAAACAATTCCTATCCTTCTTCTTGCAGTAATAAAAAAGTCCGACAAATGTAATAACTGCAACACTAATTGCTACTCCAATAATAATATTTATTTCTGTTGTTTTAACAAGTTGTTCTTTTATTATAGCTAAGCTACTATTTGTTATTGGTGTATATTCTGTTGGTTCTGTAGTTATATTAAATATATCTATTTTGTTAGTATATCGGAGATAAGACATTTATATATCATCAGAAAAAAATATTCAATAAATATATAATGCCTTACTCCATCAATAAAGTATCGGGTGGATATTTAGTTTGTGAAAAAGAGAAATGTTTTAGCAAAAAGCCTTTAACAAAGAAGAAAGCACAAAAACAACGTGTAGCCATTGCTATTAGCGAAAGTAAGAAAACTGGACAACCAATGGGAAATTTTTTTATTTAGCTATATTATAATGAACAAGTGGATCGCCCATGTCAAAGCTTACGCCTCTAAAAACGGTATGTCTTACAGAGATGCTTTAAGAGACCCAAAATGCAAGGCTGCTTACAAAAAGATGTAATTATATATATATTTTTTATAAACAGTATATATATAATGACAACAAACAAGAAAGTATTTCATTTATGGTTAAGCACAAAATTACAAAGTCCCGTAGGTAATTTGGCAGTCCCTATTACACAAACAGCCATTTTAGCAAGTGTAAATAGTGTAGCTTGGAATGTAGATTTTGATAGTTTATTTAGAGGTTGGAATAAAAAGTTTAAACGCTGTAGTATAAGATTTTCATTAAAATCTGATAGTTGGACATCATCAGCTTTAGATTGGGAAAATTACCAAGGCGTATTAACTATTACTTTACCAAGTGACACTGGTTCGACAACTAACTTTGGAACCGCTCTTGGTTTAATATTTCCATCTGATGTTCCAACTACTGGAACCTCATTGCATTGTTACAATATAAGCACATTAGGCAATCAAGAAGGAGCTGATGTTTTAGTTCCTCAATCCAATCAAATTATGACAATAAATTTTGTAAGAAACGGTCAAACAATGGGTTTAATAGAATATCCTCAAGATATACCAGATTATCAAATCATGTTATTATTCGAATTGAGTGAACCAATTGAAGAACAACTTGTTAAATATACATTTTAGGAATAAGAAAATTAAGCAAAATTATAATATTTAGATAATATATAATGTTGTCACAAAGAGAAAAACAAATACTACGTAGTATTGATTTAATGTTTCAAGGAATGGATGATGATGCACTTAAAGAGATTATTTTAGCAACTACATTAAACAAATCAGAAGAAGCCAAACAACATATTATAGAAAATATTAAACGAAAAAATGATGAAGATCTAAAATATATTAATGAGAAATTCCAAATTGAAATCAACAGCGAAGAACCATTAAAAATGTTGGAATTATTTAAGACATATGTAGAGCAAAATAAAGAATTAGTTGAAGAAATTGAAAGACAAGATTTAATGAAATAAAAGATGAAATAAAAGATGAAGTAAAATTAATATTTAGTTATATTAACAATGGATAAAATAGAATTAGGTGAACTTATTAAGGACACAAAAGTTATTCATCTCTCAACCCAAACTACCAGTAGCATTTTATTAAATGGATCATATAAAAGTAAAGCAACTTATGATGTAAGAGGATATTTAAATTTTGAAGGAGATGACAGCATCGAACACATCACATTAGAAATGCCTTATGCTGTAATGTGTAACAGTAATTATATTGTTAATGAGTATAATAATACTTTAGTCGTCACAACATATTCCGGATTAACTCCTACAACAAGCACTTATACTTTATCACAAGGAAATTATTCATTATCTACTTTTACAGCATTATTAAGAACATTTTTAACAACTGGAAATGGATGGACAATTACAACTAATACCATAACTAATAAATATACATTTTTTAATGGTATATTTACATCATTTTCTTTTGAGGCTGGTTCTACATGTGATTATATAATTGGATTTAGCGGTCTTACTGAAAGCGATTTAAGCACACTAATAATGCCAAGGACATGGAATTTTTTGCCAATCCCTCGTTTTATTTTACACTGCAATATTTTAAATGATGGAATTAATTTAGGAACAAACTCAACTGTAGCCAGTTCAGATATATTGGCCAGTATCCCAAACACTAGTCGAAATAATGGACAAGTTATTTATGAAAATAGCAATTCAGAGTTTATAGTTCGCAACCTTAATTGGACATCATTAACATTAAGCATAACGGATGATAATAATAGATTAATAAATTTTAATGGCGTATCTTCTTACTTTGTTTTGAAATTTAATATCTTTAGAAGAAATATTAAAAAACCAATGAGATTTAACAATTTAGTAGAATTTATAAATAAAATTCCTATTTCTGAAGCTTTAGACAACAATTTATAAGATTTATAATATATTTTTTTATTTACATATATTATAATGTTAAGTCAAGTCGCTTTTCCAAAGGAATTACAGAACGAAATAGATTACCAGCTACCCCCATCTGTTTCTGCTTATACTGTTAAAGTTGTTCCCTCAAACGGGTCAACTTTTCAATCTGCCACTCAAACTCTTACTGCCTCATCTACTCTTCAGTTGCAAGGTTCTAACAGCAATATCATATTTGATGTGCCCTGTGGCCAAGGAGCTACTTTCATTGATCCTCGTTTTAGCACATTGAATTTCAGAGTAAATTACGAGATTGTAAATACTCCCTCTGCTGCTGTCATCACAAATTGTCAATTACGTTCCTCTGGTTATGCTCATTTTGATAGATCATATATTCAGTCACAATCGGGAGTTTTGCTTGATGATATTAATTTGGTCGGTCTAGTCCAAGATGCTCTCATTGCTTTAGAGATAGACGTTGCTCAACGTGATGCTCTCGCTTTAATGTATGGCTTTCAATATGAGAGTGCTGCTTCAAACTCTCAAAATTTAAATCAAGGTCATAAAATTTCTGCAATTGATGCCTCAACTCTTGCTGCAACTGCTAGCAAATATTATTCTTACTCTATGCCTTTGATTAACTCCTTAATTGGTAAGGGAGCTAAGAAGTTCTTTTATTGCGGAAAAACTAACAAGCTTCAGCTAGTCCTCCAAACTGCAGCAATTTTGCCTTTGACTATTGTAACGGGAACAGCTACTACGGCTGCTACCATGAGGGTTTCCATTGATAATATTAGTATTGATCTCCAATATGTTGATATTGGTATGGAAGGTGTGAAAATGCTTAACAAAACTGGTGTCCAATATTACGATGGTGTTACTTACCGTGTATCATCTGCTACTCTCCCAGCTTCGAGTGGAAGTGTCTCCATTCTTTCGGGAATAAGAGGCAGTTCGGTGAAAGCATTATGGACACGTTTCACAGAGGCAGCAGTTTTAACCACTGCTGGATGTATCAATTACATATATGATAGTAAAATGCCCCAAGCATCAGCAATAGCATATAACGTCAATGGAATGCTAGTTCCTCCTAACCCTATTGATTTGTTACGAGCTCCAGCAACTGCTTTCTCTACATTACAAGAAAGTAATAGTTCTTTTAACAATTATGAATTCAAGAGTGGTCTCGTCCCAGCAAATTATTTGGTTTATGCTGCTGGCGGAACTCTCCCAACTGATACTGATACAAACGTTGCTTCTTCTACTTCTGCTGTCACTCAACAATCCTCATTCCATTTTGGCATTAATATGGAAAAGATTAGTAAATTTGGCATTCTAGATGGTGCAAACTTAAACGCTGGAAATACATTCTTGAATATGACGCTTGCCAATGCCTCTACTAACACGCTCACAGTGTTTTTCATTTCTAAGCAAGATATTATTTACATACATGATACCAACACGGGTGAGATCTCAGTGCGTCTCTAAGGAAACAATATAGTGGCGATTATCTAACTATTAAGTTTATCTAATATTTATCCAATTATTAACTTAATAATTGATAAATTCATATAAAAAGTAAATTAAAATATTTAAATTTACTTTTTAACTACATTATCTAGACATTAACTTAATTTCTAGATAAATCATATAAATCTTTAATAGTTGGATAAACACTTTATAATAAATTAATTTATCTATTAATATATTATAATGTCTTTAGCAGAAAAGATTAAAGAAAAGAAAGAGGGTATCAGTGAAAATACCGTTAAAACCTACGTTTCACTTTTGAAATCATTATATTATAGTCATCATGATAAAGGCAGTGAAATAAATATGAAATGGTTTAATAATCAAGATGATATTATTGAATTACTTAAAAACAAGGTCCCATCTAGTCGTAAGACAACTTATTCAGCATTGGTTTGTATTGCAGATGATAATGATAAATACCGAAAGCAAATGATGGCTGATGCTGCTGATTATAACAAAATGATTAAGACGCAAACCAAGTCTGAGAAACAAGATGAGAATTGGAAATCGTTTGATGAAATTAAAAAGATTTATGAAGCTAGCTATACCAAAGTGAAACCATTACTTAATTCGAAAGATGAATTAGGTAAGAAGGATTATGCAACTTTAGAGGATTTTATTATTTTAAGTTTGACATGCGGTTTTTGGTTACCTCCTAGGCGATCTACAGATTGGTGCGAATTTAAAATAAAAAACTTCAATCCTAAAGAGGATAACTGTATTGTAAAAGGCAATTTTGTTTTCAATAAATATAAGACAGCAAAGTTTTATCATGAACAAATCATTCCTATTCCAAAAGGTCTCAAGCTTATACTAACAAAATGGATTAGACATAATAAAGCCGAGTGGCTCATTTGCGATCATTACGGAAACAAAATGACTAATGTTAAGTTGTCGCAACGTCTTAATAAAATATTTGATGGGCTGAAAATCAGCACGGGAATGTTGAGGCACATTTATATTTCGTCTAAACTAAAAGATGTTCCAAAATTACAAGAATTAGAGCAAATGGCTCACGATATGGGACACTCAGTTTCTGAGGCTCTAGAGTATATCAAGCATTAATTCTTTATGCTTTAATGATTTTATATGACGTGATTTATTAAATTTAGTAACCATACAACCACATTCACACATTATTTCTTCTTTATTTTTTTCATAATATTCTTTGTTTCTTTTTAGTTTAATTTCTTTATTTTTTTCACGATATTCTTTATCATATATTTTTTTTTCTTCTTTATATTCAATTGGTCTTCTTAAGTATTGCTCTTTTGCGAGTTTCCTCCATTTTTCTATTTTTTCTTCTTTTGTAATAATTGGTTTTTTATTATTAATACAATTATTATTTTCAATCCAATATCTTTCTCTCCATAATAATTCTTGTTTAGTTTCACAAGGATATTCTTCAATTAATAAAATTTTATAGTCGCCTCTTTCTATAATTAGTTTTGATGAATGATTATGACATTTATGTTGTTCTAACCTTCGCTCTAAAGTATTAACTGTAGAACCAATATATATATCACCAGTAATATTACAAATTATTTTATAAATCTTTCCTTTTGAATAGTCAGTCATTTGATTAGTCATATATACTGTTTAGTCTTTAAGTTCATTTTTAAATAAATATCGGCTGCCGTTTTATTTCCTCTACAGAGTGACTATGAAACGGATTTGGATTATACGGGTGAATATCTTTTAATGTTTTTTCATCATTTGCGAAAGCACTAACAGCATCTCCTTCAACACGATAATTTGTTACGTTTGGTCTAGGCTTTTGATTTATTAATGCGGCATTTAATGTGATTGCAGTATCCTCTGGTTTTGCTATTCTAGCAACTGTTCCTCCTCCAAGAGAATGGCCCGCTAATACAAAACGAGCATTTTTATATTTTTCCTTTGCTGCTAAATAGCTTTGATTATCTGCGTAATACCGAGGTGTTTCTTTTATTCTATTTAATGCTGTGCCAGCTATATTTGTTCCTACCCAATCCTTAACAAATTGCACTGGCTGTTTTAATGGTGTCACACTACTACCATTACTAACAAATATTACCTTTTTGCTAACTGGATTATAAGCTACTAAATGCTCATTATTTGTTAGTGTGGGATCTATTATATAACCAAATTTCTTCAGACGTTTCTTTTGCTTACGCTCATTTCTTAAATAACCGATTTTGAGTGCTTTATAAAGCGATAACTTTTTAGGCCGTTTTAGCAATTGGTAGTCCATTTAATAAGTTATTATATTATATTATTATATAATATGATTATTAAAAAATTATCTAGGCCTAAAATCAAGCCAGTTTTAATGACATGTGATGGATCAATAGATAAAAAGCTGGAAGAGCATGAAGCAGTTAACGTTTGTTTCAGTCGCTATTCATTCACGATTGCAGCGGGCCGAATGGGATCTGGCAAGACTAGCACCACATTGAGTTTGCTGCGTGACGTATTTTCTCAATGCTTTCATAATATATTTATTATTATTCCAGAGAATTCGCTACACTCCATTCCAGTAAAAGACAATCTATTTTTACCAAAAGAAAATGAAAGTAAATTTATTTATCATGATTATAGCGAAGAAACATTACAAGAAATATTAGATCAATTACATGATGAAAGTGCCGATGGTTATAGCTCTTTGTTAGTTATCGATGATTTTGGACAGAAATTTAAAACTGATAAACGTTGTGAAAATCTTTTAAACACTATTATCATTAGAATGAGACATTTAAAAACTAGTATTTTTTTGCTTACCCAGAACATATATCAGAACCCGAAGAAATGGAGAGAAGTTTGCACTAACCTTATTTGTTTTGATTTGGGTAAATCACAAATGGAAAAAATATTCAATGAATTCTTTGATTATAAAAAAGAACAATTTGATGAAATAATGAAACTGTATAAAAACCCATGGGATTATTTGCTACTCAATTTAAAACACAAACGCCTTTTTTTCGATTATAATGAAATTCTATTTGATGATAAAAAATAATATTATTATATATTATATGGAAAAGAAGATTAAGCGTAAGTCTAAATCTAGAAAGAGATCAAATTTAAGAAGCAAGATTAGCCAAAAGGTTATTCAAAAAGTCATTGTTAATATTGCCGAGCAAAAAAAGGCTAAAAAAGTAAGACGCAGACAGAAACGCAAGTTCCAACGTGAAGCTGAGGATTTACAATTGCAGCAACCGAGTGTCCCCGCAACTGTAGTTTATAATACTGGAGCCGCATTTGTTCCTCCTCTTCTGGGAGGTGCTTCAATAATAATTCCGCAACCAGTATCTGTAAAGAAACCCCAATACATTGAAGTGGAGGAGCCAAGTGGTATCATTGAGGTTCCAACTAAAAGAGAACAATTATCTGATTTAATGACACCAGTTCCTTTGCCAGAAGAAAATATAAGTAACAGTATTTTTACTGAGCCAATATATGTTAGTAGGGAACGAGTTGAGGGTAATTATTCTTTTGATAAACCAGATATGTATTATGAAAGGCCTCCAGCCTCATTAACTGAAAATCAAACCACTTTTAAAAAAAGATTTATTCCACAATCATTAGGTGAATTTTTAATGTCTCGACCCGAAGAAGAAGAAGAAACCATGAGTAATATTACTGCAACTGAACTAAGTGAAGTTAAACAACCTATAAAAATAAGTAAAAGACGATCTACTGAAGACATTGCTAATGCTCGCCGTGATGAATTATTTAAATTGTATGTGGAAGGCGTTGGGCTAGCTAGAGATAAGTCTGAAAAATTAGTTGCTGGTGTAGAAAATAAAAATTTAGCTGATGAAATTAGAAAAGCCAAAAATGAAATTAGAGGTATGGGGCGAAAAATACCGAAATAATTAACCCTTTAGCCCAAAACCAATTAAAATATAGCAAAACATTAATTATATTTTGTTATATTATATGTCATATTTAAACGGTGATTATGCTAATGTTGATATTCAATTAGATGGTGAAGATAGTTCGGCATCAATATTTAATGGCGACAACATTTATACGGGTAACAATATTTACACTGGTAACAATAGCTTTACTGGAACTAATGTATTCAGTGGAATTAACAACACTTTTACGCAACCTATTTATACAAATGGAATTAGTAATACTGGTGATATTTCAACAACTACTTTTACTGCAACTGGAGACTACAATACAGTTGCTGGAAATATAACAACAACTAGTGGTACTTTAACTGGAAGATATGTAACTGGTCAGACATTATCAACGGGAACTGGTGGGACTTATTTTATTACTATAACGGGAACCGCTTTTGGAACTATTACTGTTGTTCTTGATTGTAATTTTAATGCTTATTTTGATGATAATGTTTATATAAAAGGCTATTTATTACCATATTTTCCACTTTCAAGCACATCTTATCGAATTGGTTTAAACAGTATGCAGTATTTATTGTCAACAGCATTAAATAATATTGCGATTGGTGATGGAGCAATGCGTGGTGCAGCATCTCCTGGTGCTGGTTATTCAAATGTAGCTAATAGATGTATAGCAATTGGGAACAATGCTTTAAATATGCCGTTAGGATTTCAAGCTGTAGCAACTTATCCGTGTCAAGATAACGTAATTATTGGTTATAATGCTATGAGAAAAGCTTACTTTAATACAAAAAATATGGTTGTCATTGGGGCTAATTGTATTAGTGGAAATGGGACTGGTTCAAATAATTCGGTGGTTATTGGGGCTAATATTGGTTCTAACCCAGTAAATGCAAATTATGAAAGTTGTGTCGTTATTGGTGCCAATAATGTGCTTGGTGTAGGTGTAAATAATGCTGAAATAATAGGGGCTAATAATTTATCATCTGCGGTTTTAGCTTTAGGTTATGCAAATGGACTACATATTTTGGGTAATAATAATCTTACTTATGCTTTAAATTTTAATAGATGCACTTGTATAGGTCAAAATAATTTATGGAATCTCAATAATAATAGTTTTACAATGGCTATTGGAGATGATAATATGCAAAACTTAACAACTGGATATTATGTAATTGCAATTGGATTTAATTGTAGCACTGCTGTTATTAATTTAATAAATTCAACAGCCATAGGAGTAAATGTAGTAATGACTTCAGCCGATAGTAATACTTTTATGATTGGAGGAAATGATGGTAGTTTACAAAATGGTTCTTATCCAATTTATCAAGATTTATGTATTAAAAGAAAAAATAGATTAATGTGTGGTAATTCATTTTCAACAGCATCAGTAGTCCTAACCTTTGAATTAGCAGAGCATATTTATATTACATCATCAACAACGACATCAATTACTTTACCTACCCCTTCAGTTAATGGTAATACAAATATTGGAGCTAGATTTAAAATAATTAGAGCATATACTGGAACTTGGAATAACATAACAATTAATGCACCATTCGGACAAACAATATCATTTAATAATACCGCTAGTTCAACTTATATATTAGGAACAAGTGAAAGTTATGTAGAGTTTTTATGTTCTAAAACTACGGGTTCAACTTGGAATGTGTCATTATCTCAACAAGTAGCTACTGGTGGTTATGTTGATTTAACTAGTAATCAAACCATAACAAGTGGAATTAAGACTTTTTCAGTAGCACCCATTTTAAGCGGTGCTTCAATTACTGCAACAAGTATTCCTAATTCTGCTTTACAAACTACGGTTACATTAAATGATACAGCATCTAGCTTTTCAGCATTAAAAACTTTTACAGCGGGAATAACAGCATCCGCCACCCAAACCATAAACTTCGGTGCAAATGCTCCAACTATGAGTGGTGCTAATATTAGTGCCAATTCAATCGGACAAACACAAGTAAATAACGGGTATTTGGATTTAACAACCAACCAAATAATTACAAGTGGTATTAAAAAATTCGCATCAGCACCTTCAACTGGGTTTCAAACTTTAAGTGGAAGTGGGACTGTCACTTTTTCGCTAACTGGTGGCAAAGATATCTTATTGAGTAATTCGGGAATAACTGGTGTTACCTTACCAACTCCAACAACCGATTCATTAGGACAAGTATTTACTCTAATTAGAAACGGCATTGCTCCGACGGGTTCTTATGCTATTGGAACGCAAAATACAGCAGATAGAATAGTTATAGACAGCGTAGTTATAGCATCTTATCAAACTGCATTTAGTCAATCATCTATCACTGTAACAGCATTAGCAACCAGCGGGACTTGTTGGATATTAAGCAACTATAATAATGTAAATGGGTTAATTTTATCCAAATATATTTATCCGTTGTCGTGGGCGGGAACTTTTCCATCTAATTCAAATTATGCGACTATTAACTTAATTAGCATTGGGTCTAATTGCTTGAACTCCCAAACGACTCAAAATTATTTCAATAATGCTGGTGCTGTCTATATTGGAGCGAACGTATGTAGGGATATGACTGCGAACCCGACGGGCGTAGTGATAATTGGAAACAGCGGATTTCTGGCAACAACAACTGGAGTAATAAGCAACACAACAGCTGTGGGTGGAGATGTTGGTAAATTATACACTCAAACTGGAACTGGAAATACTTTAATTGGTTTTGAGTCGGATTTTACTGCAGCATCAAGTTTTAGTAATTCAACGGCAGTCGGAAGGGGTTCATTAATTTCGGCATCTAATGTGGTGGTTTTGGGACGCACGACGGAAACGACAATAATTCCATCAGCGAGTGTACAATATGGAAGTTCGTATCGACCAAACAGCGTTTTTCAAACAATAGGAGCAACATCTGTTAATTGGAATACAACTCCCCCGACAAATTACCCAAAGTATATTTTATTTTCAGCTGCTGGTGCAGCAACAACTACATTAACATTACCAGCTTTAAGCAACGCAAGTATTTTTGAAGGAATGGAATTCATATTTAGACGAACTAACACTGCTGCATCTGCTTTAATAACAAGCGTTTTACAAGTAACCGCAACTGGAACTGATGTTATATATGGTATAAACCTTATGACTACAGCCGCATCTGTAACCGTTTTAGCAAATGCAGCATATTATGGTAAAATTGTCGCTTTAAATAAATCCTCTGGAACTTTTACTTGGGGATATTTTCCATCCTAACCCCAAAAAATATATTAATATTTTGCTATATGTATAATGACTGAACTAATAAGTTTAGGGCAAGGCTTACAAAAAGATTTAAAGAGAGAACAACTTGAAAAAATACTAAATAATCGACTACAAGAGTTAAACATGATCCAACCGAAATATAAGGTTGATGTAGAACTAATAAGATACGTTTGCAACATGGTAGAGCATTTCATTTTGAAAAATGATAAAATAGATAAGAAACAATTTGTCTTGGAATTTATGAAAAATACTTTTTCTGCGAATGATGAGGAGCTAGAAATTATAAGTAAAGCAATTGAATACCTACATAGCAATAAGCATATAAAAAAAGTAAGCTTTTGGAAATTAATCAAAGCGGGAGTAAAAGAACTTATGGGATGGAAAAAAAAAGGTTAAGACACAATTTGATATCTGTATGGATGGATTATTCAATAAGTAAATTATTAAATAATTCTTTTGTGCCTTTTGGTATTACCATTCAGCATATTATGCAGTATCACCCATACGAAATAGCATTATCAATTTTAGCATTAAAATTAGGTATAACTAACAAAATATTAATTTCGATTATAATTGCATTCTTGCTCTAAGTTAATTATTATTTTCAGTCTCATTCTGTAGCTTATTTTTAACCCATTTAACGAGCCAACTGTCATCCGCATTCCATTCTAAATATGATTCTATATCCAGCTCATAAAATCTACTATCACATAAATTATTGTCTTGATCGAAAAGTAAGACTGTTAATGATGCACTTTCAAATAGTTTAATTTTTACATCAGTTATTCTAAATGTATTCAATTTTACAGACTTTATAATTGGTGGATAAAATGTATTACTCATTGTCTATTATATAACCACATACAAAAACGCCTTAATATTAATGTTAATTTTCTATAACAGTTTTTTTCTTTATTAATATTATTTTTCATAAATTTAATACGTTCGGCTTTTTTCAAT